TTTAAAGAATACATTATCTTTTAATTGCTCCTACGGCTACATTCTTTGGTAAAGATTTTTGCTTCACATTATGTCTATCTTTTAAGTTTCTTTCTTTTACCATATTTTGTAATATTCCATAAAGTTCACTTCTAGGTGAATGGTCTCTTATATAATGCATAATATCAATTGTAATATTATATCTTTCTTTTTCTTTTAAACGATCCCAATCAGATGCAAACCTTCTTATCTTTTTTAAATCACGTGACTTAATTGCTAATTGTGTTTCTAACCTCAATAGCAATGATGATGTTTGCTTTCTTGAAAAATTATCATTAGAAATATATCTTAATAACTGATTAATATCTGAATAATGTCGTTGTAATCTATCAATATATTTCTTACTGGTTTCGTCATCATATTGTACAATTGATCCTGCTCCAACTATGCTATGTAATAGCAAATATAAATCTGTTCCATTAGTTCTAAAAAAATCATAGTTACCATAGCTCATACTTCTTATGATATAATTTTTAGCCATTTTTTGATATTTGTATTCTCCTGTTAAAACTAATAATGCCAAACAATAAGCATAAACCAATTCACCATTTTCAGATGCCGAACCTTTTCCTAAATCTTGTCTTGATCTGTAAGCTCTGCTTTCAGTTAGATCATTAATTAATGTTAGACTTTCTTTAGCAAAGTTCTTTTTACTAAAGTCCAATCTATCAACAACTTTAACAGCATTACCTACGTGATCAACTGCTACAAATCCTTCTTGGTCACTAACTACGTACTCATCTCCTTTTAATTCAAAAGCATCAATTTGTTTAATATTTTTTAGCTTCTGATACAACGTATTTTTGATTGCTGTTAATTTTAACCAGGCACTATACCAATTTTGAATATTTTTCTTATTAGCCATATAGTAATTTCGCCATTGCTCTAGTGCTAATAATTTTCGTTGTCCAGCTGGTCCTTCTCTGCCTGTTTTTAATTTTGCTATTTCTTTTTCAACTCTCGCTTCATAATCTTTTGCAAAGTTATAAAAAAATGCTAACGGGTCTTGTGTTATCTCTCCTGCTCTAATCATATTATTATGATTTGCGTGAACTAACTGTTGAAAGTTCTTTCCTAATTCACTAGCTTCTAAGAAATCAAAAATATTACCTGAAGAATTTATATATTTTTCAGCGTCATTGATAGCTTGAGATACATTATCAAATTCCCCTTGTGTTAAGTTTACAACACCAGTAAAATCTTTTATGTATGCATCATCATACCAAACTTCTGGTGTTTTATTTAAACTTGCTAAATCAATATCAAAACTTGCTGTCATACTGTCTAAACTTTTTCCTGAATAGCTTGTATGAAAAACAATACCTAAATCTGCTTGTTGTATTTCTTTTGCTAATTGCATACTTTGTGGAACAGCATAAGTTAATGTGTTTGGTTTAAATGCAACATAAGGTTCTCCTTGATATTGTATTGATTTTAAATCTCCTTTAGTCCAAAGCAAGTCGCCTTGTAATACATTTTTTATACCTAATTTTTGTAAACTTGTAAATGCTTGTGATAACTTATCTCTTAATCCCTGTTTGCTAGTTTCTCCAGCATCCGGATGGTTACCTGCTATGTCATCTAAACTTTTATTAAGTTTTGCATCTTTGTTAAATGCACTTTTTGTAGCTACAAAAAATTTACCATCTGCTGGGTCTGTGCCACAAACTACTGCTGGTGATCCATCCCACTTTAAAGTTACGTTAAATTTTTTTGTGCTTGATGTTTTTGCAAGGTTGGCTAAATTTCTTAAAAATGCAACTGCTCGAATGGCACCTGCTTTACCCTGAAATAGGGCTAAATCTTCAAGGTGTGTAAGATGAAGATTTGGATTCTCTTGTAATAAATCATTAGCTTTCATTATTGTTAGACTCATTTAACTTTTTTATACCACGCTCAAATTTCTTTGGATCTGCTGTCTTAATACTATTCACAAATCTTTTGATTAAGTCTTCAGCAACTGCTTCATCGTATGATTCATATATCATTTTAGTTACATTGATTGCCGATGATATAACGTGGCCAGCACGAGTCTCAACTAAATTATTCATATCGGTGCTAGGAACTACTCTACTAATCTCCTGCAATATGGTACGTGTTTGTTTCTTCATAGCTCTAAATTACCGCCTTATGAAATATTTATAACATTTTTACAAAAAATTAACAGCATTTATTGGCTATTATCAAACGTTTGACGTTGTGACTTTAATAAATCACGTAAACCTTTAGTAATTTCCGTCTTTTCTGCCACTACAGAAGCTTCAGATTTATCTGTTACTGTAGATGATCTTTTCTTAATTGATTGTACTAATGCGTCTGATGATGTCGGTATTATTTCAACATCATCTTCATTTAGGTCTGTAATTCTTAATCTGTCAATATCAAATGCTAAATCAATTTTACTTCCTACACCACCACTTGATCTTGTTTTAATTAACTGTATCTGATACCTTCCTCTTTCACGCATAGCCCTACTTGTAAAGATACCAATTAAATTATCTGCTGTATTAATCTTACTAATACCACCTGCAATATGACTCTGATCATATTCTACTTCCTCTATTGCACCTCTATTCAACTGAGATGCTGTAACTAATACTAATTGCTGTTCTACAGCAAAATTTCTTAGTTCTTCTGATACAAATTTATCTTTAATAAACAATTCTGTTGGTGATATTCTTTTACTAATTGGCATCATCAAATCTAAATAGTCAACTAATACTACGTCTGGTTTGACACCTTTTTGTATAGCATACTCTTTAACAAATGCACGTAAGTCATTAGTAGTACTTCCAGATGCCATATATTTGACTTGGAAGTTTCCTGATTTTGTTTTTTCTAATCTAACTGCTAAATCAACATCATCTATCTTTTTAAATATTTCGTTAGTTGGTGTTCCTGTTACCATTGCGTCTAATCTCATAGCACTCAATTCTTCACTCAACTCAAATGTAAAATATAAAACATTTAACTTTTGACTTATCCAGTTTAATGCTAAATTCTGCAAGAATAAACTTTTACCTGCACCAGATGATCCTGCAAATATAGATAGTTCACCTTTATTAAATCCACCATACAATTTTTTATCTAACATAGACCAGCCAGTTTTAACTGTTCCATTATTATCTTTAAGTGCCATTAATCTTTTCTTTGGATCTTCAAAGTAATCGGTACCAAGATCTTTTGTAAGCCCAATCCTTACTGCATCTTTGATCTTTTCTTCAACTGGGCCATAATCACCCTTTTCTAATAAATCAGCTGAATCTATAATTGCTCTTTCTAATGCTTTGTGTCTACAAAATGTTTCAAACTCATCTAAGAACCATTGCTTTTGTGTTTCATCAATATTAGGTACTGGTGTTAATTCTACTTCACATTTTGCTTTAATTTGATCTACAGTTGGTAGTGTTTGATATTTTTCCGAATGCTCAACAAACATCGAAACTGTATCAAAATACTTTTTACTAAAATATACTGGGCTAATAATATTCCTAGCTCTTACAAATAGCTCAGGATCAGTTATCATAAACTCTAAAAATAGTTTTTGTAAATCATCTGTATATACTGTTGGCATTGTTATATTATAACCTCTTCATTTTGATTTCGCAAGTGTTTCCAACTAGTTGGGAAACTTTTTTCACAATACTCAGAAATCTTATCAGCAATAATCCGTGTTTCTAATTGTGTATCTTTAGCACATCTTAATTCACATACTCTAGCAAATGCATATAAAGTTCCACTCCAATACCATTCCGTCATCATTGATTGTGGTAATACCATACGTGCCTGTTCTGGTGCAACACCTTTTTCTATCATTGTGTTATAAAGTATCAAACAACTTTCCATTGTTGTTTCTAAGTTATGATCTATTGTTTGTCCTAATTCAACTGTGCCATCTGAGCCCTGTTTGGAATCTTTAGGTCTTCCTCTCCAGCTTTCTGGCTGAAATAATTCAGGAGCATAATCAACATAACGTCTACTAATTTCATTCCAACTTAATCCAACTTGGTGTTTGACTAATTGCCTTGCTACAAATATAGGAGCCTTAATTCTAAATTGTAAACTGCAATGAGCAAACGGAGACCAATGATTATGTTTGGCTAAAAATGAAATTAATTTTTCATCTTTATCTGCAAGTACTCCAGGAATTTTACCAGCTGGTGTGATTGAATCCCAATCTGATTCTTTACTATATGAAACCCTAGCGGCATTGACTACTGTCAAGTCTGATCCCATTTTATCAACTAAAGTGACTTTCATTTACTAATCAACTCCAGAAACTTTTCTGACCATTCAATTGAGCCATCTGTGTTACCATCACACTCTTGTCTTTCAATTACTCTCTGAGCACCTAGTTTATCTAATTGGTTATCTACTTTTTTACCTGCATTACAAAAATTGTCGTGGGCTCTATCACCCAATGCAAGTACACCATATTTTAGATTGTTTAATGCAACTCCTTTAGCGTCTCGAATATCTTCCCAAAAGCCTTGTCCGTTATCAGGCATATCACCTTCTCCGGTAGTTGAAGTAACAATAGCAACTTTCGTTAACTCTTGTAGTTCACTTAATGAAACGTCATCCATTTCTTTTAAATCAGCTTCAATTCCTTTTTCTTTTGCTATGTCATTTAATTTGTTGGCTACCATTTCGGCATTCCCCCACATAGATGCCCATAAAATATTCAATCCGTCAC